TCTTCGACAAGCGCCCAATCGTCTGGATGCGCGTCAGACGCCTCCTCGAAATCGATATAGTGCATGTCGTATAATTCGAGCGAACCGTCCTTGCAGCCGAGGTAGTAGCATTGGACCCGGCTGATCGGAGTTTTCAACAATCTCACTGGCTCCATGGCCATCTACTCGCGAATGCCGTGTAGGTGATGGAGGGCGTCGTTCCCGCGATCGTATTATACAGGTACAGGTACTCGTAGGCCACGTCGTTCTGCATCATGTCGGCGAAGATGATGTAACGGCCAGGAAAGGAGTCCGATCCAGTACCGGCAGGCGCGCCGCCGGCGCTGTGAGTTCCGTTTGGAATCTGGGTGTTGGCACCATAACCTAACGCAATGCCGCCCAGAACAACGGGGCTCGAACCGTTCGCGTTGTTGGAGCCTAAAATGTCGATGCGGTAAAACTCGTTAGCCGATGAAATATCCATCGCGCTCGCGTCGATGACGACAGCGACCTTCATGCGGCCGAGTTCGCCGACAATACCGAGATCGGTTCGGGAGAGCGGCGCGCCGAGGTTCAGGATTTGGTTAGCCGCGGCAACAAGCGCGAAGCCTGTCGCGGTGTATGGAGCTGCCCCATCGGACAACTGCATAAATTTGTCGAAGTCATAGGTATCCATGTTTAGATTCCCGTTCCGCCTTTAGGCAATGATCGGAAGTTGCGAGATTCCCGCAAGCCGAATGAAGCAGAAATAGTCATTGTCCACCAGACCAACATCCCAGTGAAAGTGAGTGTTGTAGGTGATGCCGTCCTCTAAGAGGCCGTAATCACGTACTTCCATCGGCGCATTCTGAATGGCGCACAGGCGGTTTTCGCCAAGCGCGACAACGTAGATCGATGCAGATGTCGCGGCACCCCCGCCTGGGTTCACTTCGGTGAATGGCAGAATCGGCGGATTGAGGGTCTTCTCGTATCCGAACAGAAGCGGAAGGCCTTGATAGGTCATGAACTGCTGAGGCCCGGGAGCTGCCGCTCCTTCACCAGAGCCACTCGGACCGCCGGCCGCAGTGTAGGAACCGAATGGCTCCTTTTCCTGCTTGATCACGAAGCCGGACACGGCCGTATTGCGTGCTGCCTGCAGGAAGCGGTATTTCATGCCCCAAGGCACGATAATGTGGGTCGGCGACTTGACGTTCTGGATCGCTAAGTCGAGATTCGCCAGCGAGAGGGCAGTTGCCGATGACGAGCCGCCTGCATTGTCGATCATCCGGCCCAGCAGAGCGCTGCGCTTCTGAAGGCCGTTGAACACCGTGTTGTTAGACGTGTTGTCGCCCTTGATGAAATTGGTGATGAAGAGCTGGCCCAGTTCGGCCATGCCGCCCATCTCTTCCCAGGTCCGACGACGATCACCGCCGCGATCGACCATCGAGCGGTCAACCGGGATATCGTGATCGATCAGGTAGGTTGCTTCCTGATAGGCCGCAACGACGCTGGAGCCGCTGGTCGATGGAGCATTGATCGCGCGGAAGGCCATGTTCGCCGGAAGCGAGACCTGCCGGTAGCCGTTATAGGTGAATCCGGAGATGTTCTGAAACGGGAGGACTTCCATCACATCCGAGGACTTCGCGAACTCGATGATGAGGGGTTGAATTTCCTCGGGGACACCCTTGGCATATTCGCCAATCGTCATTACTGGGGTCAGAATAGGAGAGGTCATTTACGTGTCCCCGTTTAATGGCGCGCGCGGGCGCCTTCGCGTTGCTGTTGAATAAACCAAGTGCGCTTGTCCACGTTGGACATCTTGCCCCACTCGGCAGGCTTGCCGTCGTTTGCTTCTGGCGCCTCGCGGCCGCTCGCGTTGAAACTGCCGACGCCCTGGCTGGTGAGAGACTTTTTCATACTCTCGAAGGCCTTCACGACCTCGGGCGAATAAAGAACGGCCTTCAGTTGGCCGGAGGTCTTCTGGTCAAAAGACGCATCCATCCAAGTGGCCAGATCGCCAAGCCGCGTCTGGGCATTTTCGCCAAGCGCTGCATCGCGGGCGCGGAGCTGCGATTGCACGAAACCGGCGCGTGTCGCCTCGACACTTAGTGCGGCGCTGAATTGCTTCTGCGACATACCGGTGTCTTTGGCGATCTTGCGGAAAGCTTGAAGGAATGGGTCAGCCTCGTTGAACTCATACCCGGCCGGCAATTCCGCTCCTTCCGGAGCCTTGAACCCTTCGGGGAGCGTGGTCTTGTAATCTTTGGCCTCAGCTGGCGTGTCGCCGCGCGCGGCCTCGGCATCGAAATGCTTTTTTAGGTCTTCGCCTTTTATGGAACCCTTGTCTTTATCCCAGAAAGTATCCGGGAGACCATCAGGCTTTGTCGGCGCTGACTGGGGTTGGGCGGCGGCTGGTACGGCGGCCTGCGGGACCGAACCCGCGCCCGTATCCGTCTGGGGGATCGACGGGGACGCGACGGGCTGTTGCGCCGGAGTCGCCGCCTGGATTCCCTGGGCTTGTGCTTCGGCCGGTGTTGGTACTGCTGGCGTCGGGTCGGTCATTCGACAGTTCTAAATCCAGGAGTTTCAAGATATCTGCCGCTAAACTCCTTCGCCCTTCACGGTAGTGCAACGTACTAAGTTCGAGAGTGCTGCCGGCGACGTGCGCAATCTCTCGCTGAAGGCGCGAGCGCAGGAAAATGGCTTGGTGCAATTTGCCTAAAACCGCGATGCCGGTGTCTATTTCTTCGTTCGTCACATGCGGCCTCGGATTTGGAGGCTTGCCGGAACTGGCGCGGGGCCTGGCTCTTGCGGGACCGGCTGGCCCTGCGGAACTTGCGGCGCGGTTGCGGGAGTGCCTTGCTGCAGTTTCTGGATGGTATCGAGTTTTGCCTTGGCGTCTTTGTCGCTCAGCATGACGTAAATGCCGCCGCCAGGAAGCTTCTTCTTGAGGTTCATCAAAGTTTTCGGGCCGTCCGTGTACAGTTTGAACTCCTCTGGAACCGCCGCGCCGCCGATTTGCACAAAGCGCGTAAACTCCGCCACTTCCTGCTGTTCTGCGGCGCGCTGGGCCGGATTGAACGGCTCGAGAGAAACAGCGCGGCCGTCAACCTCGATCTTCTTGATGACGCCTTCCTTCTCGAGAATATATTGAAAGCGCGTGAAGACACCGCCGGCAAACTCAGACCAAAACGATAACCCCGGCGTTCCGATGCGGCGCTGGGCGATCGTCATTTCGTCGAGCCATTGTGTCGCAGTTGGAGGCGTATCGCCGGTCTGCTTTGGCCAATCGAGGAAAAATAGACGCCGCAACCGCTGCTCGAGGTCGTTGCGGTCATAGATCGCGGCGTCCGGCGGATTTGGGGTATAGATCGGTTTGATCGCACCTTCCGATCCTGGCCTAACAGGGTAGGCCATGTCGCATTCGATTCCATCCTCGATGTTTGTCCAGGAATCGTCTGGCCATGCGATCGGAGGTCGGAGCCCAAGCTCCAAATTCTTGATTTTTGCCTCGGATAGTGCGTCATCCGTGCGAAGGTCCGGAAGAGCCTTGATCAGCGGCCCGAGGCCCCATCCCCATTCCGGCGCCGGGCCAAAACGGGCGACAATGAGCGGGCAGCAGCCGCGTCCCTTGATCTTTTTGCTATCGATAAGCTTGTTGCCAACCAGAACAACATAATACCAGCACTCATCATTCTCTTCCTCCCAATCGCGCCAAAAACCCCATGAAATATTCGTTTTTCCGCGCGGCGAGGTTTCAATCTCTTTAGAAACCTTTTCAGGAAGCTTTATTCCCTTCGTCAGGGCCTTGATGTGGCAATTGCGCGTCCAGCGTGATACCCAGCGATCGTCGACGCCGCCGAATGGTCCAGTGTGTATTTCAAGCTCGCGGATCGGGATTGCCTGGCAATTTATGGGCTTTCCGGCCTGATTCCGCTCAATCCACATGGCAATCGTGCCAAGTGCAAGGTCAGGAGTAAAGCCGATGCCGCATGTCGCGTAAAAGTTTGAGCCGGCGATCGCCTTAAATATAGAGGTGTCGCCAGCCTGCACCTGCTTATTGACCATGTCGACCTGAGCGAGCGGGACCTTCATTCCGGCCTCGCGCTTTGCCCATTGTTCCGACTCCGGCAAAAACGTGTTCATTATGACCGTGGTAAAGTCCTCGGTCAGCTCGAAGGCGAAACTCTGATTGAGTTGGGCGTAGTCTCTTGGCTTGACTTCCGAGGTGGGGACGGTCGAAAGCACATTCCGCGCGCGGTGAGGTGCAGCGAAGAAATATCCCTCGCGCATGTCCAGCTCGAATTGGATTTTGGTGCGGCGGCAGTCAGCCAGCCGCTCGTTGGCTTCGCGTTCAAGCTTATCGTCCACTTGACGGTGCTCCGCTCACTGCGGCCGCCGTCGGAATACCGGCGGTGCTGGAGAATGGCGTCGCCATGCCGCCGCTGACTGTCGAGAATGGCGAGGGGATGCCGGCCGCCTTCATTGATGCGGTCTGGCCGTATGTACGCAGCCAATCGAGTTGAAGGCCGCCCATTTGCTGCTGCGTGGCGTTCGCGGTCGCAACTTGCGAATCCTTGAACTCCTGCATCAACTGCTGCGTCAGCCAGTTGTTTTGAGTATTATCACTGCTTCCGCCGCCGCCCATTTTTATCTCCTCGCGCGGGCGTAGGGTGGCTCAACGAGAACCGCTTGGCAACGCGCCGTAGACGATTTCGCCGCCGCCGGCGAGGCAATGCTTGAATAGGCGATCTGGAATTGCATCCCACGGCGCCGCGCCGGGAAGACCGACCAAATGGCGAATGGTCATCGTGCAGCAGCCCATCATGCGAATTCTGGGGCTCACCAGCTCGCGCGACTTGATGCGGATGACGGCGCCCTCGAGTGCGGCAATCCGAATATATTTCTCAGCTTCGTGATCAGGGACGGCCGAAACTTTGGTTCCGCGAAACTCCGGGTCGATGAAAATCCACGTACCAGCCGGCTCGCAATGCCCGAATGCGTAAACGTGTTTCCATTTGCCTGGGATAAGCCGCTGCCAAATAGGGCTTGGGATGGACGGGCTGAAAACCACGTACCAGATCGAAACTAGCCCGCTCGTGCGCCGGATCAGCATTTTACTTCTTCTTCGAGCGGCCCTTGCCTGCCTTGGAATACGCAATGGCGACCGCCTGCTTTTGAGGGCGGCCTGCCGCGACTTCCGTCTTTATATTATCGCTAATCGTCTTTTTGGACTTCCCGGATTTCAGCGGCATCTTATCGTCCGTTCATGCAGTCGAGGTCATCCGCTGGGCACGCAGGCGGCAGAGCAGCCGGGGCAGCAGATGCGGCAGGCGGCGACGCCGATTGTGTCGATGTCGGCGCCGCCGGTGCCGGTCCGAGAAGGGAGTATCTCGGGCCGAACTCATCATAGAAGAATTGGCTGAAGCCCTGGGCGCGGACGCCGCCGAGGTTCAGGAAGTAGAGGAGCAGTGCGGCAAAGATAATTTTCAATTTCCCATCCCCATCCAATCTGCGATTGCGTCAGTGCAACCGATCATCCACAGAGCAGCGCTGAAAAACAGCAAAGCGGTTAAAGCAAATGCCGAGCCGGCCATGTTGAGGTTGCCCATCGCAAATACTCACATTTGGTGGTGGTCCGAAAATATCGAGAGAGCCTGAATGTGCGCGCGGCGGAGTGCGTCAAGATCAGCCTTGAATTTCGCCAGGGCGTTCTTCTCGGCCGCCTTGCATGTGGCAAAATGGAATGCGCTGAAAAGGTCTTTGATTTGGCGGCAATAAGCTTCGTCGATCGCCGCCTTCTCCATCTCAAACTTGCGCGGCCCAGCGTCGGTGCTCATCATCGGCTCCAACTCGGAAGGACTGAAGTACGGCATCAGCACACGCGAACCCAAATAAACCCGAGCCACCGCCAGCAATTATCCTCGCGATGCCAATCACCTTCAAACCCTTCATCGCGATCGCCGTGGTGCCAGCCGTGATGTTCGCCGCCATGCCAGCCACCATCGTGATCGTGGTCGTGGTCATGGTCGTGATCCCAGCCACCGCCGCCATGGAAATCGCCATGTTCATGGCCACCGCCGCCGCCAGGGCCGCCGTGGTGGTCTTGGGCGATCGCCGCCATGCCAAGGGGCAGGGAAATCGCGAAAATAGTTGCAAGCAGAAGTTTTACCATGTCACCCGACCTTTCTGCCGCCCAACCTAAACCCAGAGCCAAGACCTGGCGACGTTCTGATCGGACGCACATTGCTGATCGCCTCAAGACCGACCATCGCGCGCCCCTCGCCAATACCCAAAAAGGCATATTGTAGAGCGTCCGCGATATCCGAGTATTTATCCTTCATTGGCTCAGGGTCGCCGAGCGCGTTCTTCTTCACCCGGTATCTGCCGCACATCGCCGCCTTTAGGGTAGGACACCCGGTCGGGCTCAGAACAAATCGCGGCATCCCCTTGTGAAGGGCGTCGAGGACGCTTTCGACAGCCATAATCCGGGTCTCCATCGCATTATTCTTCACAGGTGCGGGGCTGACCAACAACCCGTTGAACTTGAATACGTCATAAGATGTCCGTTCGTCAGCCTGACCGCGATCCTGTCCTTTAGGATCACCAAATATTCGATATCGGCACCCGGCATAAGCTCGCTCAAGAAAACGCTTAAGCTCTGGAGCAAATCCAGTGGCTGACATTCCGTATCTTCGAAATTCATGCTGAATGAAGATTCTTCCATCTATAACCTGCAGGCAAATCGCGGCGGGGCGCAAACGGCCAAAGTCAACACCCACAATGACATCGTGCCCCGGCACCACTTTGAGCGTCTCTGCAGCGATATGCGTGTCCGAATTGAAATTTTTGAAGACTGGAGAACCGTCGACAACAAAGGTGATCTGATTACGTAAACGCGAATCAATCCAAGCCTTGGTCTTGCCTTGGCATTTTTCATCGTAAAATCCTGGCTTTAGCCATTTGGCGTTCTCAGCCTCTGGGTTAATCCGATATCCGACTATATTCCGCCCGCTTTGGTCGCGAACCTCGAGGACCGCAGGCGGCTGAACGAAATACTTCCAGTTATGAGGAAGCCCAGGTTTTATATATTCCTCTTCGTCGTCAGCCTCCTCGACCTGAACTTCGCCCGTGACCTTCATCAACCAATGCGTCTCGTCAGGAGCGTTCATGTCGGCCAGAACTCCGTCCCACGCGGCGCCTCCACGCGCAATTGCAGGATATCGTCCGGTTCTTGATTCGGCTTCCATGAAGATGAGGTGCGACATATACTCGAGTTCGTTAAACCAGACGCCGGTATATTCCATGGATCGGAACTTCTGAATGTCGCCTTCCTCGAGTGCGGAAAAAAATACAACGTCAAGTTCGATGTCGCCGATCCTGATTTCATGTCGGTAAGGCCTATCCCAGAAAAATCGCCCAAACTTGTCCTCTGGAAACCAATCTAACCAGGTTTTGATGGTCGTATTTCGGAGATTTGGGTAGCTGTCTCGGAGGATGACCCAACGAGAATGGCGCTTTCCGGTCTCTGGGTTGAGGCGCTGCTCCATGGCGTGCATATAAATACGGAGGACACAGGCCGATGACGTTCCAGAACCGATAGGACCTCGTATAATTGAGACATGTGATCTGTCAGCAAGGAATTCGCGGAGGATCGGCCCACCTGGCTCATAAATTGGAAATCCCTCAGGAGATCGAGGTAGTCCGAATTCGGTCATCGGCAACTTTCTTCGCAGCTTCGAAATAGATTGGCAACATTCCGCCAGGGCCCGGCCACATGTCTCTGCATACTCCAAAACGCTCACATGTAACTGCCCGGCAATCAGACTTGCAGATTATCTTCGCTGCTGAGACAACGACAGGATCGATCATCCGACACGCCTCATCTGCTCAACGCCGCACGTGGATTGTGGCTCCTGTAAATCTCGCGCCTGAGACAATCCTCAGAAAATATAAACCGAGAATCAACGCTCTTCGCCCACAACCAACCAATGACAAACGCCGAGGAAATACCGGGGTTCTCATTGCGCAAAGCCGAAATCGTAATGTGCGAACTAGGAGAAAACCACTTCATGGTTTGCTCCCTGGAGGGGGACGAACTTCAGCGACTACAGGAACCCAGTTGATATTATAAACTTGGTTCCCAGCTGCATCAAACTGCCCAGGAAGCCGATAAACAGAAAATACCGACAGCTTCACGCGCAGATGAGTTCCGTCCGCCAGCCACACTTCGCTCCAACGCTCGGTAGCTTGGTCAATCTCAACCACTTCAGGATCAGACATCAAAACCTCACTCAAGACACACCTTCCGACAATTGTCGCCTAACTCCCTACAACCAGATAATCACTAACCAGAGGAGAAAAAAAATTGGAGGAGCTACAGAGCGAGTGACGAGCCCGCCGCGATCGAACCCGTTTTTGCCCCCCACCCCTCTCCCAGCAGCACCGAGGAGGGTTCGTGCGCTAGTGGTTACGACACGCATTCCTAAGAGATTGCAACAGCTTGCTGTGTTAGTTCACTTAAGGGCTACTTAGCATCAGCACGCTTGCCTGTTGCTCGCTTGCTTCACTCTTTGACATGATCACCGGTCGTGTCCTGTCTGCTCGTCTGCC